AAGTTTGGTAAGAAGATCTTTGACAAGATCATGGAGGCAATGCAGCCTGAGTTTGATGATGAAACTCCCATCAACCCCTTCGACTTCTGGCAGGGTGCCAACTTCAAACTGAAGATCGTGAAGAAGGATGGTTACTGGAACTACGATAAGTCTGAGTTCGCATCCGCTGGTCCTCTGCTTGAAGATGATGATGCTCTGGAAGCACTGTGGAATAAAGAGTATTCCCTGACTGCTTTCACTGAAGCATCCAACTTCAAGTCTTATGAAGACCTGGAGCGTCGTCTCAACGCTGTGCTCAACCGCAACGTCACTGCACCTGTCCGTCAGGAAGTGACTCCTGCTGAACTGGAGGAGCGTTCTTATCAACCCACCTTTGAGAAGAAGGTTGAGGTTGAAGACGACAGTGACTATGGTGTCCCTCAGACATCACTCGCTGACAGTGAGGACGATGCACTAAGTTACTTCGCTAAGTTGGCTGAATCCTGAGGGAAAATCAGCTTTTGATTTCAAAATAGCCCAGAAATTTTTTCTGGGCATTTTTTGTGCCTATTACTTTTTCTACGTGTATAATCTGATGTTATCTCCGCGTGTAACCGATGGAGAAACGTATTGTGAGGATCCCTGCTGATAAGGCATTATCTCTTCAAGGTTGTCAATAATCAATCCGACATATTCTGCTTTGATTACATAAATGTTTCTTCTGTCATTTTGCTTCCTTTCTTCATAAGTGTAATTAGTCACCGCATAAGTGAAAGAAGTCGAAATTCTCTCTTCTCCCAATCCACTGTCATAGTAGGTAATTGAGATGTTTTGTGGAACTTCGAGTTTTCCAGGGAAAACAACTCTTCCGACAGAATCCTTGATTTCATCACTTTCGTAATGATGAACTGCATAGATGTTTTCTTCAGATCCGTACTTTGAGACCAAATAGTTCTGGAAAGACTGTTGGTCCAAAGGCCACTCTTCGACCTGATTGATCACATTATTGGAAAGAAGCACCAACCAGTCAAGATCGGAATCATTGTAAATCTTGTTCGCAACCTCATCTGGACGCTCATCTCCAATAATCTTATATTTGTTGAAATATGCCAGATTCTCAAAAATGTCAGAACGAATGATTCCACGCTTGAAGAGGTTTTTGACCTCAACGTAATCATTGATCTTTTTGGCATCAGTCAGGCGACTGACGTACTCAAAGTTAGGAACGTAATCGAAATACTGTGCCATTGGTTAGAACCCCATATCGTCTGATTCGGTGTCAAAGTCATTATCATAAAGAGGCTCAAGTTCTTTGAATGCCAGGGAAATTTGATAAGTTGGCATCGAACCATCTTCACCATAAGTCATGTATTCGGTCGAATTGCCGTATCTCACGTCAAAACTCGTTAGAGCAACTGGTTTGAATTTGTGCAAGAATGGGTGTTGTCCCGACTCCTGATAAATGTACTGAAGTTGGAAAATGTCAGGAGTGAAGAGGAATGCCTCAGATCCTGATTTTCTTGGATTCATACTCTTTTTGAAGAATTTGATGATTCTCTTGATTTCCGCTGCTTCCCTACTTTCACGGGGTGTCAGTTTAAACGTAAAAGCGAAGTTTCTGAGTGTTGGTGACTTGAAGAACAACTCAAGGTTTGGGTTGGCAATTTGACCAGTCAGTCGTCTTCTGAGGTTTTTGCCAATTGCCTGTCCAGCAAAGTATGCCTGCAGATAATTCTTTAGTCCTGGGTCTTCTGCTGCCTTTTTGTAACTTCCCATGAGGGAGTTGACTCCTGCTTTTGCCATTCCAACCACGTTTGCTGGATTGTCAGAACCAATGTCGATCATTTTAAAAGCAGCATCACCAAATGCCGCTTCGATGAAGTTCAGAGTTTCTCCCTCATAAGAAACAACATTCTTTTCTGCTAATCCTGCTTGAAGTGGGAGGAGAACGCTTCCAATTGCTGTTCCAAGTCTGTCTTGAGCGGTTCCACCAATCGCACTTCCTGGAACATAATTTGGGTTTCTTGCTCCTCTTGCTTTATACTTGTGAGAAGTGATTTTGAGGTAATCACCAGGGAACTGAGCACTGGTGTTGATGGGATATCTCATACTTTGGAACCCACCACTTCTTGCTGCCCTTCCTCCTGGAAGATCAACAGTTCCCTCAGTGTCTTGACCTGGAACTGCACCAACTTTTAGTTGATCATTAGGAAGTGAGGCAGTCCCGAATTCAGTTGGAACTCCATTGTTTAGAGACTGTGGAGGTTGACCAAAAGGATTGCCATCTGTAAATGATCCGTCATTGTTTACGACTTGACCAGTTATTGGATGTTGCAGACCAGGAATTTTGTTGTTAAAAAACTGCAACTGATTATTATCTGCTGCGATCAGGTTTGAATAATTTGACTTGTCGTTGAGGACAGCAGCACGATCAACGTTGAAGAGATTTTTCCCTTCGTTGAAGAATGTTTTTTCGAATTCTGTGGTTGTCAGTTGTGCTTGATATCTTGCTCTGTTGTTATAAAGTCTTGTGAAGAGTTCTGTGTCTTCGATTTCCCAGTTGTAATCACTCGATGAGGCAAGCAATGACCCACCAGTCGAGTTGAGTTCAATCTTTCCAGTCTCGATGTAGGTGGTCTCGTCTACCTTAAGACCATTCCATATTCTTGATGATGCGATGGTTGTTGCCATTTATAAGAACTGGTCTTTTACCTATTTAGAACAATTTTCTGATATGGAATGGTTCTTGCTTCTTCCAGTTCGTTGGGATAAATGAGGTAAAGATAACTTCCCAATTCTTCCCAAGTGTAATTGTGAAAATCACCCCAGTGATAGTTCAATCCACTAAACCCCCAAGGGTAAACACCAGTGCAAGCAATGAGTGGAAATTCATCATATCGAATTCCTGGTGTTTTTGCACTATATATAAAGGTATAATATCTCCCAACAGTGGGTGCAACCTCATAATGGTCTAACAATTCCAACAACTCAGTCATCCTATCGTCGGGTGTTCCACCCATGTTAGTGATGCGATCAGCCTCACCTGTTCCAAGTCTGTCAGTTTCGCTTCCGAGGTACTCGTCTTGTTTTAGAGTTTCGACGTTTGTTGCCATCTAAACCCAACTCCTCTTCTGTGATGATTTTGAAGACTGCATTATTATCAAGAGCAAACTCTTCCGCTGCTTTCCATTTTGCTTGATTGACAGCATATTGAGCACACTCATAAAGATAAGATTTAGTGACTCTTTTACCCTGAACAGGAGCAGAGCACTGCTTCTTTGGTTTCACCTCAACAATCCAGTTTTTGATTGTTCCGTCTGCTTGTTTTACCTTACAGAGGAAGTCAGGATAATAACGATGAACTCTCCCATCAGTTGGTTTTATGTAAGGGATGCTAAACTCTTCACTTGCCCACTGAAGGACACTTTCATTTGTGTCGCACCACATACAAAAGCGTCGTTCCCAGGATGAACGACAAATAATGTTATTTGGGTTTCCCTGATACTTAGATGGGTTACTCGGTTTGAAAAGTGATTTACAACTCTCCGCCATACCCACTAAATAATCACATAAGTATCCATATTTATAAATGGCATCCACAGGATCTGGTGCGCCAAGACCACGCAGAGTTGGAACGACAGAACTCACCAGTCGATTTCTAAATCTCGCACAAACTTCTGTCTTCACAGTTAAGATTCAACCACCTGCTCTGGTTGCTGCTTATCTGAATGAAAGAGGTGTCAATTATGCAGCAGATGGTGAGGGAATCGAACTGCAGTGCACTGAGACAAGACTCCCAGGTCATAAGTTGAGCACAATCGATGTTGCCAATGATTACATCGGTGTGTCTGAGAAAATGGCATACAGACAAGCATATGATGAAGCAATTCAATTCACATTCAATGTGAATTATAAGTATGATGTTGTTCAGTTCTTTGAGGGGTGGATTGATTTCATTGCTGGAAAGAACGCACAAGACCAGAATGCTTATGTTGACAGGTATGCAAACTACAGAATGAATTATCCGAAGTCTTATCGTTCGGATCAAGTTTACATCACAAAGTTCGAGAAGAATGTTGATAATCTCAACAGAACTTTTGGTCTCGGTGACACCCCCTCTTACAGACTGGATTACACCTTCGTTGGTGCTTTCCCACTCTCAATCATTCCCTCTGTAGTATCTTATAATAACAGTCAGATACTGTCTTACTCAGTTAGACTGGACTACATTCGTTACGTTTGTGAACGGAGTGTCATCGGCTAAATAACTCACCTGATCTTACATAATGCCTTTACCAACAATTGCAACTCCTTCTTATGAGTTGAAACTGCCTTCGACAAAGAAGACAATCAAATATCGTCCCTTCCTGGTGAAGGAAGAGAAACTTCTGGTTCTTGCTTTGGAGACTCAAGATACAAAGCAAATCACAACCGCAATCAAGCAGGTTCTGAAAGGTTGCATCCAATCCAGAGGAGTAAAGATTGAGACTCTTCCAACCTTTGACATTGAATTCTTGTTTCTTAATATTCGTGCGAAGTCTGTTGGTGAGATTGTTGATGTGACCATCACTGCTCCTGATGACGGAGTAACTCCAATTGACATCACTCTTGACATCGAAGAGATTGAGGTTCAGGAAAGTGAGGACCACAATAAGAGAATTCAGTTGGATGACACTTTGATGATGGATATGAAGTATCCATCTCTTGATCAATTCATTAAGAATAACTTTGACTTTGGCGGTGATGCCACACTGGACCAATCATTTGAACTGATTGCATCCTGCATCGATAAGATCTACAACGAGGAAGAAGTTTGGGCAGCACAAGACTGCACTAAGAAAGAATTGGTTGAGTTCTTAGAACAAATGAACTCCTCTCAGTTTAAGCAGATTGAAAAGTTCTTTGACACAATGCCGAAACTGAGTCACACCGTTGAGGTGACTAATCCAAAGACTGGTGTAAAGAGTTCTGTCGTGTTGGAGGGTTTGCAGTCTTTTTTCGCATAGGTATGATCCATATGGATCTGGAAAATTACTTCAAACTTAATTTTGCCCTCCTACAGTACCATAAATACTCTTTGACTGAGATTGAGAATCTAATGCCCTGGGAAAGGGACATTTATGTAGCACTTCTCCAGCAACACATCGAAGAAGAAAACGAAAAGATGCGTCAAAATGGCTAAGGTTGCAGCTGACCCAATCGAAATCCTAATGGAGATGGGATTCGACCTGGATGACATTTCATCCGAGGAGGGTTATCTGAGTGCGCTGAAGGAAGCAATCACAACCATTCAGTTTAAGACTAAGGGTGCTGGAGATGACAGAATTCTCACTCTCCTTGAAGAAGTAAAGAAAGTAAGAGCAGGGAGAACTGGAAGAACGAGGAAACCAAGCGTTGATGCTGCGAAGTCCTTCATCTCACCAAAGGCATTGCCTGGAAGTGTTGGTGTTAGAGGAGGAGCACTCACGGTTGGACAGACTCTTCTGTCGTCAAGTGCAAAGAATAAACAACAGCAACAAGTACAGAAGAAATCTGTCTTTGATGTCATTGCAAATTCACTCAACGCTGTTGCTAATTCACTTAATAATGTTGCGAAATCAATAACTGAACTTCTGGGTGTTGAGAGACAAACTGCCGAGAGACAAAGACAAGGTGCTGTCACCGCAAAAAGACAGGATGAAGAAAAAGATAGATTAAAGGGAGCAAAAGATCTTATTGGAGGATTGACCTCCCCAGTGATTAACACTGTCAAGAAACCAGCAATGGGAATTCTTGACAGAATTAAAACATTCCTTGGAAACGTTGCTGCTGGTTCAGTTGTTGGATGGTTGACTGACGAAGGAAATAAAGATAAGGTCTTGGGAGTCTTCAATTTCCTTGAAGAACATATGGGCAAGATTATGACAGGAATCATTGCTCTCCTGGGTATTGGAATTGGAATAAAACTTGCTGGATTGATCACAACTCTTATTTCTCTTACCACTACACTCTTGGGTCTTGTTGTTTCACTGGCAACAAATCCAGTTGTTCTTGCTGGATTGGGAATTATTGCAGGAACAAAAGCAATCGCAGATGTTGGTCAAAAGGTTGAACTTGCAGGTCAAGAACTCATCGGTGGAAAAGGAACAACAGCGGCAGGAAATCAGTTCTCATTCTCAGACATTCAGGATCTGAGAGAAGAAAGAAAAACTTTTATGACAATGAGTGGAATGTCATCTGAAGTTATTCAACAGCAGAGCAAACCATTTGATGATTTGATGGATGCGATGAAGGAACAGAAACGCATCAATGATGATCTTTATAATAAGAAACAAGCACAAGCAAGTGGTGATATCAGATTTGATAAAGTAATTCCCGAACTGGAGAAGAAGAAAGCAGAACAACAGAAGAAAGTGACTGAGTTGTTCCAAAAGTTGGGAATTACAGATCAAGATTTGAAACAACTTCAGATGCGTGAGGGAAGAGTAGAAAAAGATGATACTCATTTTGAGAAACCTGGAACTGGTCTTTCAGGAGCATTGTCAAACCTAGGTGCAAATTTACAAGAAGCCACATATGGCAGCGGCATGACCCAGGCACAAGTTGATGCCGAAATCTTGAAATCTACTCAACCAGGTGGAATGTTTGAGGGATATGATGTATCTCAACTGGAATTTGATCATGAACTTGGAATTCCTTCCGTGAAACCACCTTCATTTGACATTAAGTCCACTGCACAGAAAGATGCCACTTACAGCAAAATTACTGGTGACATCAAGAGAACCCAATTACAAACACAAAAGTTGCAGGAAATGAATCTTTCCGCTGTTGATTATTTTGGTGGTGGATCAACTGTTTCTCAGATGGAAGAACTGAAAGCTGCTATGGCAAATGGTGGAATGACTGCTGGTGCTTCGGCTGACCAACAGGAAGCACCCTCGTTCTCTGCGGTCGATCTGACGAACGATAACATCTTTATGACCTCTGGTGTTTACAACTCACCTTCATAAACCATGGCATTAGGAATTGCGAGCATTATTGGAGGAATTGCCAAGGGAATGGGTGGCGGTAAGAAACCACCAAAACCTCCTGAGCAACCACAGTCTGGACAGCAGATGGCACAGAAGATATTACCACCTGCTGATTACCGAAGACCAGATTACAAACCAGGTGAGGGTTATGCGACTGGTGGTGCTGTTTCCACAACTGCTATTGTTCCAGTCGCAAAACCCAAAGTTTCTAAGACTGGAAATCCTAACCTGGATAATGCACTGGAAAATGTTGCACAGAGTGCCGCAGGTCTTGAGGCAAGTCTGAAGTCTTTTGTTGGTTTCAAGAAACAAACAGCGGAAAAGAAAAGAAAAGCAGCGGTTATTGCCAAGCGCAATATGTTGGGTACTGCTGCAGGTGCAGTTGCTGGTGCTGCCCTCGGTTTTGTAAAGAAACCAGCACAGAATTTCTTGGAAATGTTCAAGAGGTTTGTGTTTAATGTCGCACTGGGATCTCTTGTTACTTTCCTTGTCGAGCAGTATGAGACAATCAAGAGAATTGTTGGTGAAGTTTTAGATGTAATCGAACCTGTGTGGAATGCTCTAAAAGATTGGGTTCTTGTTCCTGTTTGGAGTTTCCTCAAGTGGACTGCAAATCAAGGCGCAAAGATGGTGAAAGAAATTGCTGCCTTCCCACCAATTAAAGCAGGATTGGACACTCTCAAAGAAAAACTCAGAGAGTTTGAAGGAATGTTCCCAGAACTCGAAAGACAAGTAAAGTATTTGTCTAGTGGAAACATTGATGATGTTCCGCCAATGCAACAAGGTGGAACCAGAAGTCGCCCAGCACCTGGCGGAAGACTGGGACCTGGATCTGCTCCTGATGCCACTTATGATAGAAATTTGGCAAAACTTCTCAAGAATTATGAGGGACTTAGAACAAAAGCATATAAAGATTCAAAAGGAATTCCTACCATTGGAATGGGTGCAACTTATTATCCTAAGGGTTTTAGACTCCAAGGCGCTGTTAAGATGGGAGATGTGATTACTGAAGAAGAGGCACTCCAAATTAAAGAGGCACACATCAGAGAGCACAGAGGGAGACTTACAAGACAGATTGGAGAAGAAAATTACAACAAACTTCCCAATAATGTGAAGGCTGCTCTGGAATCTATCGTTTTCAACTATGGAAGTCTTGATAGTAAGACCAAAGCACTTGTGATGGAAGGTATCAAGACTGGTAATTACAATAAGTTGGCTGATGACATTGAGAATCGTCTTGGAAGGCACGACATGCAACCAGATGGTAAAGGACTCAACCAGCACAGAAGAACTGATGAAGCAAACATAATTAGAGGTGGAAAAAGTAAATTTGGAGTTCAGTTTAGAAGAACCACCATTGATGATGTTCCGCCAATGCAGCAGGGGCAAGCTGGTCAAGCATTTGCAACTGGACTGAAGACTGGAGCAAGTCGTTTCATTGGTGGAAGTTCCGAGTATCACATTGACACTAAACTGAAATCAGAACTTTCAATGCAGAAGAAAGTTGAATACTTTGACCAGATGTCAATGGCATATGCCAAACAAGGAAGAGTCATTGAGTTCTCCAATCAGGCAGTTGCTGGCAGAAGATACGATCACACAATGAGTTATCAAGAGAAGGCAGCACTTCTTCAAGCAGCTGCTGGTGCTCACGCTCCTCGTGCTGGTTATGCTTCTTATGATTATTACATTCCACAAGCAAGTGAAACTAGATTCGGCAAATCTGCAGAGGGAGCAGAGATCTTTGTCCCAACAGAAGCAGGTGGATCTGTTCAGTATGGTTCTGGTGGAAGATATGGTGCTTACGTTGTAATGTATGATGCTCAAGGTAAAGAGATTGGGCGAACAGGTCACGGTGACATCAGAGGAGCAAAGTCTGGAACAGTTCAGATTAGTCCGTCCACAGGTGACACCAGAGCACAAAGTGTTTCCACAACTCCTTCTTATCAGAGACCGAAACCAAAAGTTATCCCTGTTCCCATCGATAACACCCCACCAATGCAACAGAAACCTGCGGGAGCAACTTCTTCAGGTGGGTTAAATAATAATATGTGGTCTCGTGCTAGCAGACTCGGATCCCTTTATCAAATGTAATGGCAAATCAAAAACCACAATCGGGACCTGGTGATATAAAGTCATTTACGATTACTTCTAATGAAGGGAGTAAGCAAATTGACTTGACCAATGGTATTCAGGAATATTACTATTACGAGAGCGTTCTTTCCAATTTCATCACAGCGAAAGCGATTGTGTTGGAAACTGGTAATGATATTGACAAAGAATCAAAGGGTGTCCTAGACGACCTTCCCATTCGTGGTGGTGAGAAAACAAACATTCAAGTTTCTGATGCGTCTGAGGAAAAGAATAAAATTGAAATCCCTGGTGGTCTTTACGTCAAGAATGTAAGAAATGGTTCTCCAGGAACACAACAAGAACTTTATGTTCTTGAATTTGCATCAAAAGAATTCTTTCTGAATGAATCTGCCAGAGTTACAAAGAGATATGAAGGTAAGATCTCAGACAATGTTGAAGAAATTTTGAATGATGTTCTTAAGACAACTGCAAGTGTTGAAGTTGATGAAACATCATTTGAATACAACTTTTATGGTAACACTCGCAAACCATTTTATGTTGTAACCACCCTGGCATCCAAAGCAGTGCCAACAAAGGGTGCAGAAAAGACTGGTGGATTCTTATTCTTCCAGACTCGTGATGGAATGTTCTTCAAGTCCATTGATGATTTGTTTGGAAAAGACGCAACTAAGAAATTCATTTATAATAACACAGGTGATCTGCCACCAGAATATGATGGAAACATCGTTTCATATGAGATCGCAAGCGATATTGACATGGAACAGAACTTATCCTTTGGTGCTTATAACAACAGGTCTCTCTTCTTTGATTTTTACAAAATGGAATATAAGAAAGTTGATTTTGACATTCAAGAACAAGAGGGATCTGCAGAGAATGCAGGCAAAGATTACATCAACGTCAATAAAGAATTCATTTCACAACCCAGTCGTCTGTTTCATATGTTGAAGGATCACGGTGTGAATCCAAAAGGTAAAGGTGATGAGCAACTGGATAACTTCAAACAACAACCAGAGGACAATTACAAGATTGAAGAAACAATGGTTCAGACCATTATGAGATATAATCAGATGTTCACCGTTCAAACAAATGTGATTATTCCTGGTGACTTCAGCATTAAGGCAGGAGATATGATTGAGTGTACGTTCCCAGAGGTTGAGGCAAAAGAAAACAAAGAGAAAAACAAACAAACTGGTGGTAAATATATGGTCGCTCACGTCTGTCATCGCATTACAAGCAATGATTGTTTCACCAGTCTTGGGTTGGTCAGAGACTCGTTTGGTAAGAAGGGAGGATTCTGATGGATCAGACTAATTCAGCAACTTTTAATCCACGCTTCCTTGGCCGCGGCGGATACACCTGGTGGATCGGACAGATTGCTAAAGAGGAAACTTGGAAAGAAAACATTCCAGGTAAACCCGTTCAAAGTAATGATGAGATGCGCGGTTTCGGTGAAAGATACCGTGTTCGCATCATGGGATATCACACAGATGACTGCAATGAAGTCGCTGATGATGAACTGCCATGGGCTTACGTTCAGTATCCACCAACCGCTGGTGGTGGAGGAAGATCTTCGTTCGCAAGTGCCAACCTTGCACAAGGAAACTTTGTTCAAGGATATTTCTTTGATGGTCCTGAGGGTCAGGTTCCCATTATTGTCGGTGTCATTGGTTATAACCAGTATCAGGCAATTTCCAAATCAACAGGATCATCGGATTGTGAGGCATTCAAACCGAAGAGTGGTTACACTGAAGAAGAGAAGATCGCTTCTTACACAGTAAGGGCATATCCTGGTGGCGGTGAGGTTGCCATTCCAGATGATGGGATCACAGCAGCATATACCAATAACTATTACATTGAGGACATGCTTGGCAGTAATGTCCTTGTTGACATGGCAAGTTGGGACGCAAGATGGCAAGGTAAGAAGGCAGATCCCGTTGCCAAGACAAAAGATTGTGAACCGATGGACACTCGGAGGATCACAAAGGAACTTCAGAATGGCATCCAAAGACTTCAGGAACTCCAGAGATCTAAGTATGATTATCGTTATGCTCTGACCAATGGTGAGATGGGAATCGATGATATGATTCGATCCCTGACCAGAGAATTGTGCAAACTGATGGCCTCTCTGTTCAAAGACATTATTGAACAGATGGAGAAAAAGGTTCTCCGAGAGACAAACAACACTCTGAAAAAGAAATATGACTTACTTCATCCCAGTGAAAGACCACAACTGAAGAAGCAAGTTGAGAATGCCAATGATCAGATTGCTTGCATCTTTAAAAAGATTATTAGTCAACTTGAAAATCTTATCTGTCAGTTTCTGGAGGCAGCAGCAGAGAGAGTCATTAATGTAACTGAGTGCTTTGTCAACAATGCCATGGGTAATTTGTTGGGAGCATTGTTGGGTGGTCTTCAGGGTCAAATTAACTCTGCTTTGTCTGGAATCGGATCCTTGGTTGATGGTGTTGGAGTTGGTGAAGATCTTATCAGCACCATCCTTCAGGATCCTTTCTCATTCTTGAAGTGTGAAGAAGACAACGAGTGTGGCAGAGTAAACGAGTGGAGTATCTGGAATGGTGCCTCTAACGTTGCCAACAGTGCCAACCAACTCCAGGGGATCTTGGGTCAGGCAAATGATGTTATGAATTCCTTCACTGGTTTTGGTGATGCTCTCAATAACATCTTTGATAATCCTGGTTGCGACACAGGCGCAAGACCTTGTGGACCACCAGAGGCAAGATGGATTGGTTCTGGTTCTGGGGCATTAGGAAATCTGATCATTTCTGCGGGTGGAGCAATTATCGGTTATGATGCTATTGAGTTTGGGAGCGGTTATGACGCGAACAACACTTATGGTTACGCTTATGATGATTGTGGAAATGGCAATAATGGCGTATTCTATCCTCTTGTTGATGAAGACGGCGGCATTATTGACATCGTAGTCGAACAGGGCGGAACAGATTATCTTCCAGCACCTAACGGATGCACGGGCGGTGATGGAAGAGAGTGGAAGTGTGAGAACGACACCGAAATCACTCACCCAGGTGGTGGTGACATCAGTGGACCAATTATTGAAGTTCCCATTCCGCCTGGAAATGTCATCGAAGTTCAACCAGGTGACATTGTAAATACACCATGCTGCAGTGAAGTGATAACAGAACCCATTGAAAATGATCCCACCACTGGTGGCGAAACAATTAAAGGATGCAGCACTCACGTCGTTCAGAAACCAGGAAGATTTACGACACCACAAACAGGGTGTCCTGGAAGAACACAAGGAACTTATCCATCATCTTCCGATGGTTCTTATCCCGTTATTCTTTATCTCTGTGAGATTATTATTGCTGAGGCAGGAATTGCTTACCAACCAGGAGATGAAGTTGTTATTCAACCTGATCTTGGAACAGCAGCTGCCATTGAAGTTGATGAGCAAGGAAGAATTATTAAAGTTCAAGTCACAGAAGGTGGTGAGGGATTTAAAGAACTTCCCAAAGTCTTTGTCAGATCTGCAACTGGGTTCAATGCTGAACTTCTTCCTAAGTTCTGTGTCCAGAGAGTTGGAGAAGATGAAGTTGCCAACCCAGAACTTCAAGACAAGATTGTCACTGTTATCGATTGTGTAGGTAAAGTCTAATGTCAGAATCAGCAGAAAAGAATTACCACCAGGTTCGCTACGGAACAGCAGACGGTGAAATCAAATTTGGGCATCTTCATCAGGATAATGTTCAATCTTCTGTGATGCTTCGTGATGGTAAGCATTGGAATCATTACATTACTCTGGATCAAACTGGAAAGAAGCACAGAAAGTTTGGAACAATGTGTGTTTCACCTGGATCTTTCCAGGTTCAAGCAGGTGAGGGTTTCACTGAAAAAGAAGAAGGACAACCTGCCATCTTTATGGATGCCAAGAAAGGTGACATTCATCTTCGCTGCCCCAAAGGTACTCTCAAGATCGAAGCGAAGAACGTTGAAATCATCGCAAAGGGAGAGGATAATAAGAATGGATATGTTACAATCAACTCAAACGAAAAGATTACTCTTGATGCTCAAACCATTGACATCAAGTCAGAGGTTTCAACTAAGATCTTCTCGGAAAAGAATGTTGAAGTTATCGGCAGAGCAATTCTAAATCTTTATGGTGGTCTTATCGATGCTGCTGATGGAGCAACAACTAACAAAGGATCTAAGGGTGGATCAACAAATGAGGAGCAGAACAAACAATGAAGGTACCTGATTTATACGTCGGTAAAAGATTATTCGTTGGTGAGGGAAAACCAGAAGCATTAGGACGTGGACCCAAAGAGGTTCGTGGTTCTGCTTACATTGAAGGACCCAGCATTACTGGTACTCCAGGTGCATTCCCAAATGTTTGGGCAACTGTAATGATCTCTGGAGTGAATAACAGTGACCTCAAAGAACAACCATTTATCCCTGGTGCTCTTTGCACTGGTATTAACAACCCATATGATCTTGCTGTGGCTGGTAATACTGCCCTCCTGGGGACAGTTGACACAAATCAGAATGTGAATGTTGGCGGCAACCTGATTGCACAGGGAGAAGTGATGTCACGGTGTGGTGGTCACATCCTCTCTGCCAAAAAGAACTTTGACATCCCACACCCCAGTAAGGAAGGTTATCGTCTGAGACACACCTGTCCAGAAGCACCTTACAATGACGTATATATACGTGGTAAAATAAAGAACACAAATGAGATTCCTCTTCCTGATTACTGGCAGGACTTTGTGGATCAATCTTCCATCACAGTAAATCTGACACCCATCGGTGCTCATCAGAACATCATTGTTAAGAGAGTGGAGCCAGAAAGAATTGTGCTACAATCTCAAGGTGGCATTCCCATTCATTGTTATTATCATGTCTTTGCTGAGAGAAAGGATGGTGAGAAACTGATTCCTGAATATGAAGGAACAACACCAGCAGATTATCCAGGAGACAATGATCAGTATTCCATCTCAGGTTATCACTACGACGTTAAGGAGAACTCATAATGGCAGGATTTGAAACACAATCATTTGGTAATAAAGACTGTACCAATTTTGTTGGAGGTTCCCCCAATACTGAATATGATTATATTTTGAAAGCGATGACGGGTGACACTGATTACCCAGAAGATGCTTGTCCTCTTTATTATCATTCTTACTTTCAAGTTGACCGCATTCTGTTAAATGAACAACTGACTGGTGCTGGACTAATTAATATTACGGGCACTATCAACACAACACAAACAGTTACTGCTTCGCAGTCAATGACTGCTCCTATCTTCAACGGGAGTGCAACGACAGCAAAGGCAATCGGTGGTGCTTTCGACGTTCCTCACTGGAAGGATGAGAAGAAACGTGTTCGTCACGTTATTGCTGAGGGTCCAGAAGCAGGTATCTACATTCGTGGAACCATGAAGGACACAAACATCATCAATCTTCCCGAGTATTGGGAGGGTCTTGTTGATCCAGAAACAATCACTGTCACTTTGACGCAGATTGGAACCTCTCAGGATTTGATTGTTGATGGAATTGAATGGGGTAAGAGGATCAAAGTCAAGTCTGGAAATGCTTCCACCATTCATTGTTATTATGAAGTTTGGGCAGCACGTTGGATCAATCCTTGTGACCACGATGAAAAACTTCATGTGGTTTATGAGGGTGACAGTCCTGATGATTATCCAGGAAACAATGAGTTCTTCCTGATTGGTGGATGGGACTATGATCGCAGAGAAACTAAGTGGAGAAAGAATGAGACCTGAAACAAGAAAGTCAATGGAAATGTTGTTTAAGGCAAAGTGGAATGTTCCCACTGCTGCCAAGAACTGCAACTTGACAGAAAAGGAAATGAAGATTACATTTAATGAGTACTGTGTGTTTCATCCTAAGACTTACAATCCCACGAAGGAAGATCAACTCTGGTTGTTTTAACTTATGAAAATCAATCTCTGGTACTGTCAACACATGGGTCAATGGAGATGGACTCTCTGTCAGGATGAGAGACCCATCATTAAGATGGAATCTGGTCAAAGACCAGACCTTCGTGATGCGATGAATGATGTGGCAAACACAGTTGAATATATGCTCGAAAAAGGGTTATAACTATAGGGTGTGAAGGAAGTCGCTAAGGGGCACTCAGGAAACTGGGTGCCCTTTGCTATGCGATAAATAACTCATAATAGACTCACCGTGCGAAGAAGATGCCATTAAGTCGTCTGGATAATTTTCTAAAGAACGTCCGTGGAAATGTTCTTTATGTTGACCCAAACGGATTGGACGCAACTGACAGTGTTGAGAACACTGGTAACTCCCAATCTCGTCCGTTCCTCTCAATTCAGAGGGCACTACTTGAGGCAGCAAGATTTTCATATCAAGTTGGTCTTGACAATGATCGTTTTGCTCAAACCACAATTGTTCTTCAACCAGCAGATTATGTTGTAGACAACAGACCTGGTTGGATTCCTGACGGATCAATCTTCCGTCAGAGAGATGGTTCGAGCACTTCTTCTTTCCCTGAACTGACCACGGCATCTAACTTCGATCTTCAGGATAATACGAACGTTCTCGTCAGAGCGAACAGCATTTACGGTGGTGTTATTGTTCCTCGTGGTGTCTCCATCGTTGGAATGGACCCCAGAAAGACAAGAATTAGACCAAAGTATGTTCCAGATCCAGCGAACTCAGCAATCACCACAAGTGCTGTCTTCCGTCTGACTGGTGGTTCTTACATTGAAGGTGTTTCGATTCTGGATGGTGACCCCTACGGCACGGTCTATAAGGATTACACAACCAACACTTACGTCCCAAACTTCTCTCACCACAAACTCTCGGCATTTGAATATGCTGATGGTGTAAACTCAACGGACATTGACGACTCATTCCTCACTTTCTACACCTCCAGAACTGATCTGGACATTTATTATGAGAAGGTCGGTCTTCTTTATGGTTCGAAGTCTGGTCGCGGCATCTCACCAAATTATCCAAACGCTGGTGTTGACATTGAACCAAAAGTTGATGAGTATCGCATCGTTGCTCCTATCTCTGGAAGAGCAGGAATCAGTACTATCACTGCTTCAGGAACAGCGGTAACCATCACTCTGACTGATGAGATTGATGGAATCAACGTTGACACACCAATCGTTGTTAGTGGTGTAAGTGAGAGTGTTTACAATGGAACATTCATTGTTGACTCTGTTGTCACTGTCAACGCTAATGGCACTAAGGTCTTCACTTATGCCACACCAACAGCACCAGTTGACACCTCACCCACTGTTGCTGGTACCGCAGTTGAACTGGCAATTAACAGCACAGTCTCATCTTCACCTTATGTTGCCAAGACAACTGTAAAGTCGTCTTATGGTATGTGTGGTCTGTTTGCGGATGGCGCGAAGGTCAAAGGATTCCAATCCGTTCTCCTCAATGAGTTTACTGGAATCTCACTTCAGAATGACAACAACGCTTTCCTGAGATACAACTCAACCACTGGAACCTTTGATGATTCGTCAACCGTTTCGAATCTGAACAGTGATCCAGATGCAGTTTACAAACCTGCTTATTACAACTACTTCGTTAAGGTTGCTAATAAGTCTTATGCACAAGTTGATTCTTGTTTCGGAATTGGTTACTCACAGCAGTATGTAACTGAGAGTGGTGGTAGTGTTAGTGTTAATGGGTCCAACTCAAACTTCGGTCAACAGTCTCTGTATTCCACAGGTTTCAGAGATGAGGCATATGCAAGAGATGACGTTGGTTACATCTCTCACATCGTTCCACCTGAGTTCAACGTTGCATCAAACATCAATCTGGAATATGATGCCATTGATGTTGGCACAACTGTTGGTGTTGGTTCAACCTCAAGACTTTATCTCCACCAGAAGACAACTCAAACTGCTGCTCCAAGAACAATCGTTCAGGGTTACAGACTTGGAGCAAAGACAGGTGATCGTCTGAACACGACAATCAACGACACCAATTATTATGCTCGAATCGTTATGCCGAACACGCATAAGGATTCAAACCAAGTGACATCGGTCAAGGTTTCTAACATCGGTGTTAACGTCTCAACTGGTAACAGCATCTCCTCCAACACCATTACGTTCAAAGAGGATCACCAGTTCATTAATGGTGAGTCAATCAGAGTTCTCTCCGATAATGCTCGTCTTCCTGATGGACTTGAAAGTAATAAGGTTTATTATGCAATCACCTCTGGTCTGAACGCTAACCAGGCACAGGTTGCGATCTCTTACAATGATGCTCTCAACGGTAATGAGTTGGTTATCAACAACTTGGGTGGTAACCTGAGAGTTGAGTCTCGTGTTAGTGACAAGAGAGCTGGTGACATCGGTCACCCAATTCAGTGGGACTCCTCACAGTCACAGTGGTATGTCAACGTTGCAACAGCAGCAACCGACAACTCACTTTATCCAACCATTAGTGCTCTCGGAACTGCTTCTCTCGGAGATGCAACACCAAGAACTTACATCACCAGAAAACCAGACACCAGACAACTTGCTGATAAGATTTATCGTGCTCGTTATGTTGTTCCTTCTGGAAGTGGAATTACTTCAGCAAGAGAACCTCAAAAGGATTACATTCTTCAACAGTCGAATGATGTAACAGGTGCAAACAACACTGAGGTTGCGCTTCAGTTCAACCCAAGCAGTGTCACGATGAACAACGTGACGGACCTCAGAAACTTTAGTTTCATCCGTAACGCTGATTGGTCAGCTAACGTTGCTAATTACACCACAGAACTTCCTCACCGTCTGTCAGTTGGTTCAAAGGTCAAGATTGCCAATGTCACCAGTGCTAACAACACCACTGCAATTGGTAACTCTGGTTTCAACGGAACTTTCACGGTTACTGGAATTAACAGCGCAAACCAGTTCACCGTAACTAATGATTATGATGATCCTGGTGCGTTCTCGAATAACACTTCGGAAAGAACCACTTCTCTGCCAACTTATCAGAGAGTTGAAGCATCAAACAACTTCTATGTTTATGATGTTCAGAACATCATTCCTTATGTAACTGGAATTCAAGATGGTGTTTATTATCTGACCATCGTTGATTCGACCAACACTCCAGCGATTGCTCCTTTCAACGACGCTGCTTCATTCTCCTTCTCTGCTCCTGTTGAGGAACTTTATCCTCAATATGACCAGGACAATCCATCTTCCGATCCATCAGCATCAACCACTTATGCTGACTCTAATCTTCTTGGTCGTGTTGTTGTCGATGAGCACAGAAACAGCATCACGAAACAAGCATTCAATAAGGCTTATGTTGACTTCGGAATTGGTGTTGGGATCACTGACATTGTTTCCACAGCAGCTGGAACAGCACACACCATTTACACCTCTCATGATCATGGTCTGAATGCGATTACATCACTGACAATCACTGACGCTGGTTCTGCTTATGGTAACGGAACTGGATCTGCTGAGAACCTTTATAACGCAACTCTGACAAACTCAGCAACTGGTAAGAACGCAACGGCAAGAATCACAGTCAATGCTTCTGGTGAGATTACTGCTCTGAAGATTATGAGTGGTGGTACGAATTATGTTGTTGGTGATGTCCTGAATGTTACGGGAACAGCAACCACAACTGGATTCTCCACAGCGACTGTAACGGTTGCTGCGATCACCGATAACGTTGGTGACACAATCAGTGTTGCTGGTGTAACATCTGAAGGTTACGCTGGTTATAACCAACTTTACAGAATCACTGGAATCTCAACAGCAGAAGCAGTTGAAGTTTCTTCTGTAAGTCCTGTTTACACTAACTCAATCACTGGAGTTGGTGCTAACGTCACAGCAAATGCTTACGCACTTCTGACTGGTCCTAAACTGGACATCTCCGACTTTGTTGTCAACACCTCAGTTGGATTGGCAACAGTTACCACTGTTCAACCACACGGCTTGAGAGTCGATAACGCAATCACTCTGGGTGGTGCTTCGAGTGATCTTTACAACGGAACATTCGTTGTTACTCAGAACGTTGGACTTTCAACCTTCGTTGTCAACATCGGTGTCTCGACACTGAGTCCTGCAGTTTCTGGAACACAGAGAGCTTATTATCCTGGACTCACAGCACAGGATGGAACAATTAATTTCGTTAATGAGAACTTTGGTGGAAGATTCCATAATGTTTATGCTGGAATCTCAACTGTTATCTCTGCTTCTGTTGCTGACTCTTCAGTAACTGAACTTACGATTCAGAACCTCACCAACTTTGACTTCAACATCGGTGATTATCTGAGAATCGATGATGAAATTATGAGAATCAAGACGACTGTTTCGACCAACCCAGTCGCAGTCTTCAGAGGTCTCTTCGGAACGGTTGCAACATCTCACGATAGTGGATCTGTTGTTAAGAGAATTAGAGTTCAACCAGTTGAACTGAGATCTCCATCAGTAGTTACTGCTAACGCACACTCTTTTGAGTATCCTGGTTATGGTGCTGGTAATTACGCAACAGCACTCCCACGTCTCCAACAGACACAACTGTCCTCCACTGCTGAAAGACTTGCTCAGTCAATCGAATCTGGTGGTGGTTCTAACTCTTATGCTGGTTACAACGCTAACGGTGATTACTTCATCGGTAACAGAAAGATTGACAGATCGACAGGTAAGTCTTCTGCAATTGACACACCAGTTCCAACTAACACTGGACAAGATTACTCATCACTGACGAGTCAGGTTGACCTCGATCTCGTCAATACTGATGAAATTATCACTAAGACCAGCATCAAGGTCAGTGGTGGTCTTTATAACGACAACGTTTCTGAGTTCGATGGACCAGTTGTCTTTACAAGAAAACTGACCTCAACTTCTGCTGACGGTATCGAAGCAACCTCGGTTTATCTGCAAGGAAGTGCAACAATCTCCAGAAACTACACTGTTGGAATTGCAACTCCAACTGTTGCTGGTAACGCAGGAGACGTTGTTTTCAACGGTAACCCAGTAAGTGGCGGAATTGTTGGATGGGTTTACACCACTGATAATTCTTGGTTCCCATTCGGTAATGTTGGAATTGACACAGGAACAACCAATGCTGTCTTCAATAAGGTCGGTGTTGCAACTGATGACCCAGGTGATGCATCCTTCAAGGTTGGTGCTGGTTCAACTCAGTTCACCGTTGACGCTGATGGAGTTGGAATCGGAACCACAGCAAACGGTCAGAAACTGAGAGTTGATGGTGTTGTCGTTGCGACAGCATTCACTGGTGATGGTTCGGGTCTGACTAACCTCCAGAACGACAGTCTCTGGGCAGGAATCAGCACCATTTATCCAATCAACAATAAGATTGTTGGAATTGGAACCACGTTCCCAAGCACAGAGTTCAAACTCTCAGTCGGAACTCCAGGAACAGGTGGAACTGACCTTTACGTTGCTAACGACGCTTATCTCCAAGGAATCATCACCATCAACAGTGGTGCTGTTCTCTCGGGTGTGACGACGGCAACAGGATTCAGGTTGGATTCGTCTTCGGGTTCAATTAACGCTGGTGTCGTTACAGCAACAACACTGGATGTCAACAACAGTGGTGACAAGATTACGGTCACCTCCGATGGTGTTGGAATTGGAACCACACTCGCACGAAGTGCAGCATTGGATGTTGAAGGAGCACTGAGACTCAAGACTTATTATGAGATTCCAAAAGCAGTTACCGCAAGCGGTGGTGCCGTTACTATTGACTTGTCTGTCGCTCAGACATTTACTCTGACCACAGATTCAGATGTCTCTTACTTCGTTCTTCAGAATGTTCCTTCGTCCTCGGCAACCACATTCACTCTTCAAATCATTCAGGATTCCTCAACAGCTTACTCAATTGACGTTGATGACTTCAGAACAACGGGTGGTTCGACAATCGGACTCCGTTGGCCTGGAGGAGTTGCTCCAACAGTCACCTCAAGTGCAGGAGCAGTTGATGTTTACTCGTTCATGACATTTGACGGAGGAACCACTCTGTACGGTGTTATCGGAGGTCAGAACTTCTCATGAGTCCTTTAGCGTTTCATAACTTCAGGACCTTTCAAACTTCTCTGGATTTGAATGGTCCTATCCTTTCTTTCTCAGAAGACCCATCAGCATCCAATGCAACTCTTGCTGGAGTTGCAACCTTCATTGGAATTGCAACAGCGTCCTTTACGAACAATGAAAACGCAACAAACAGTGGGACAATCTCCTATCAGTGGTATGAAGGTTCCACTGCTCTAGAGGATGGAGCAAACATCTCTGGTTCAGGAACAACAACACTCACACTGAGTAATCTGTCCAGTCCAGATGATAATGGAAGAAGTTTTTATCTTCAGGCAACTTACAATGCTTCTGCTTATGGTGAGGCAGGAGCAGCAAAGTCAACTGGTAATGCAGTCAACTCACCTCTGAGTTCAGATTCAGCAGCAGTTACTGTCTTCCCAACCATTTCCTTTACAACACAACCAGTGGACACCACTGCTGCTGTGGAAGAACTTGCAGAGATTCGAGCAATTCCTGCTTTGTCTGACAGCACATTTGGACCCATCACTCAGAACTGGACAAGAAATGGTGAAACTCTTTCTGACCAGAGTGACCCTGTTATCAGTGGAACTGGTTCGACAACTTTGACTTTCGAGATTACAGAAGTTGGTGTTTCCACAGTTCAGTCTATTGCTTATGTGGACACTGATGCTGGAAGAGTTCAAGCGAACTCAACTGTTGTGGATCTCACAGGTGTTGCTCCTCGTAACAGAATCAAACTGGAAGGATTCTCACCAGACAATCGTTATGCTGAAGGAATTCTTGACCTGGATGCTGGAGCACAAACAATCAACAGTGACACCTTGGGTGCTGATTATAGTCTGATTACCTTCTACGCTTTGGAGAAGGACATCAATGTCAAGATGACACTGGCAGCAACAGCAGGTGGAAGTTATGTTGTTTACTCAGCAACTGATGATAACCTTGCCCTTTACACAGCATTTGATGGTGGACAGGGTGGAACTTCGGTCATCACCACGACGCTCGAAGAGGACACGGAATACACACTGATTGGTGTTGCTAACGATTCAGCAATCTTCCTTTATCGTGGTTCTAACCTCATTCTGGTTGTTGGATCTGGTGGTGATGCTGGAACTGAAGGTGCTGGTGGAGACGGTGGCGGAGTTAACGTTGATGGTGAGACAGGTGATGGACGAAGAGCAGGTGCAGGTGGTGAAGCACCCACGATTGGAACATTGGGTCTGAATGGAGTCTTTGGTTCTAACCTTCACGCCTCTGACATTACTCTTCAGATTGGTGACACCAGAGCATCGATTCCTGATGCAGGAAGAACAATCTCCTGTTCGAAGGGAAGTTATTGGACTGACCTTGGAATCTCTGCTTGTTCTAACAACAGTTCTTCTAAGATTCAGTTTGTTGCTGTTGATGGAACCACCATTAGTGAAAGTGATGAGGTCATCCGTGGATTCAAACCAGGTTACACAATCTCCAACACAAGAGGTGAGGGTGTGAACCTTGGTGGTGACGGAGGAAACGGAGCCGTTGGTGGTCAAGGTGGAACATCTGGTTCAGGTGGTGGAGGAGGAAGTGGTTACAGTGATGGTTCGGTAACCATCGTTGAAACAAACCTGGGTGGTAACACAACACTCAATTCCTCGGTCACAATTCAACTCGATACTTAACTAAATAACTATAACTAAAACTAACAGGGTGGAGAGTGAAACCCGATGGCAGTCAATAAGAATTTTGTCGTCAAGAACGGACTTGAGGTTGCTGATGACCTCATTGTCGCTCAGAGTAACAAAGTTGGTATTGCGTCCACAGAACCTTCAGCGACCTTAGGTGTCAGTGGAGGAATTGCGGCAGTTGACGGTCTGTTCGTTGGTATCGTTACCACACAGAGTCGATTTGAAGTTGGAGTCGGTGGCACAGTTATCGCAGCAGACAGCGATAACGGACGAATAGGAATTAACAGTGCGACACCGACGCACCAACTGGAGATCGTTGGTTCTGGAGGAACATCACTCTTCATTCACAACGGAAGCATTAACGCAACCGCTGCTAAACTGAGTGCTAACGTTGCCATTAACACCACTGGAATCAATGTAACTGGCGTTGTCACTGCCACCTCGTTTAGTGGTGCTGGTTCAGGACTTTCAGGAGTTAGCACAAACTTTGTTTCAGCAGTTGGAATTCAATCTGGTGGAACCACGATTGGTGTTGGAATTACTCAACTCAACTTTATCGGAGTTGGTAACACCTTCAAGACAAATGGAACCACAGTTGACATCAGCATCGAAGGTGGTGGTGGAGCAGGTGTTGGTACGGTCATTGATTATCCCAGTGGACTGACCTCACCATTCGCTTACATTGACCCCAACGTTACCGTCACAGAGAGTATGACTCTGGACGACACGAACGCTGGTATCGACTCCTCGTTCATTGTTGTCAAAGAGCCAACACTTCTCTTCGACCCAGGTGTTACAGTTACCGTTGGTGCTGGTAAGACTCTGGTTACTGACCTCTTCAGACTTCTTGATCCACCAAGTGTTGACCTGACTCCAGAGTTCAGCACCATTACTGTCAGTGGTGTTTCAACATTCGTTGGTCTCTCAACATTCAACGACGGACTCATCGTTGTCTCTGGTGTTTCAACATTCACAGACAATATTGATGCCAACAGCAGCATCGACGTTGCTGGTGATATTAATGTCGCTGGTGTTGTCACTGCCACAACCTTCGTTGGCAATTTAACTGGAACAGCATCAACAGCGACAAGGGTTGTTGTTACTGCTGACGGTACCAACACTTCTCAATATGTTTCATTCTTCTCAGGAACTTCAGGAAATCTGAGTAATCTGGTTGATGCTGGACTGACTTACAATCCATTCACTAACATTCTGACAGTAAGTGGAAGTGTTTCCGCTAACGTAACTGGTAATGTAACTGGTAATCTAACTGGTAATGTAACGGGAACAGCGAGTTCAGCAACTAATTCTGCCAACATTCAAGTTGATGTTGATAACACAACGGCTGCCAATCATTATGTTGTGTTCTCTGGAAGTTCGAGTGGTTATAACAGACTTAACAGTGATTCCACTTTACTTTATAACCCAAGCACCAACACACTCACATCAACCACATTTAGTGGCAGTCTCTCTGGTAATGCCACAACCGCAACAACCGCAACAACCGCAACAACAGCGACCAACGCAACTAACATCACTCTTGCTGATGAGTCATCGGATACCACTTGTTTCCCTGTGTTTGCAACAGGAGCAACAGGTAATCTACCACCTAAGACCGACTCCAGTGCACTGACTTATAATGCTGCAACTGGAACACTGGCAGCAACTAACGTCAACTCCACATCTGATGTCAACCTGAAGACAGACATTAGAAGCATTGATGATGCGGTCACCATTATCAACCAGATAA